TGAGTTTAAGGGAAAAATCCAGGCTTCTGTTGCTCCGGAAAACCCTAATGATCTAGTTAATTTTGGCACTGTAAATGCCCTCTTAGAAGGATTTGATTATAAAGATGCTGTCTTTGCATCTGCCCCATCAAATATCAATTTGAATGCTCCGGGGTCGGTCATTGGTGGAGTAACTATGACCTTAGCTAATTCTCGCTTTATTGCCGCAAATCAAACCAATAACACAGAGAACGGGCTGTACAATTGGAACGGAGCTTCTGTTCTGGCTACTCGCACTGCTGATGCTAGTACGGGAGCCGAACTAAGAAATGCAATTGTAACAGTAGCTTCTGGTACTGGGAACAACGATAACGGTGTGACCTATCGACAAATCACGCAGTCTGTAACCTTGGGGATTTCCCCTGTAATCTGGCAAGTTCACGGGTCGGGAGTACCCGATGCAAGCGAAACTACGGCAGGCAAGGTACAGCGTGCTACTTTAGCCGAATTAGAAGCAGGGACAGATACAGCCAAATATGTCACGCCTTCTTTGCTTGCTAGTTGGTCTGGAAGACACCTTACAGTTACTACTCCCCCATTTGGAGATGGTGTTAATACGGTATTTGTAATTACACACACCTTGGTAGATATTAATCCAGGTGTAGATATTATTCGCAATAGCGGTAATAGAGATACTGTAGGTGTTTTTACGGAAAGATTGAGTAATACTTCAATCCGGTTGACTTTCGCCTCCACAGCCATACCTCCTGTTAATGGATTTGTAGCCAAATTGCGACCTTAGTACATGAAAGAATATCTTGGACCAATTGACACTTTAGATAGCGTTGCTACAGCCCGATGGGTATCAAATTATTTAACCTGGGCTAATATTTCGGAAAAACCAACTATTCCAATTATTACCTACGGAACTGCGGCTCCTAATAATAGCGACGGAAACCCAGAAGGTAGTATTTATTTTCGCATTTCTAGTTAACTTAATCCTCTAAAAAATCATGAGAGTCATAGAAACTGTTGAATCTTACACTTTCGAGTCTGATGCGGGCGACTGGCATTGCAAGTGGTATCGAAACGAGGGGGTTGAAATTTTGCCTCAGTTTTTACCAGATTCAAGGCTAATCGTAGCCAGTCCGGTTAATTTTTTGAATTTATCAATTTTTTTAGCTGAAGTTCACCAGTTCGTAACTGAAAGAGAATTATGGCCGCTTTAAGTGGATTATCTGATCTAATTAATAGGCAATCGGGAGGTAACAATGGCAATCCCGATAATCTTTTTTTCCATAAAGTTCCTCGAATCGGGGTAGCCAGTGCCGCAGCACCAGTCATTGGGAGGGATCAGTCTTTATGGCAATACGAGGGAATTCCGAGTGGTGGGGGTGTTCCCACAATTGCCGAAATTCCAAGCCGTTCAACGATAGGAGCAATGCCTTTTACTGCTCCTATAGCCTCGCAGGAAAAATTGTTAATTTCTGCTGGGATCACTTCTACTGTCGCTGGAATTTATACACTTTATGATCGCTTATTTCAGATTGGAGGATTAAATGCTGCAATAACTACGGATCAGCCGATACAAGGTTCTACCGCTCTTACCCGAAATACAGAGGGCATTGGAAATATTGCTTTTTACGAAATATACAGTCAGATCGGAACAACCAGTACCACGTTGACAATGACTTACACAAATCAAGCGGGTGTACCAGGAAGAGTTTCGACTATAAACATAGGAGGTTCTGGATTTAGAGAAGCGACGAGAATGCAAAGAATACCTTTGGCTCTCGGAGATACGGGAATCAGAGTAATTGAAAAAGTTGCTTTATCAGCCAGCACTGGCACGGCTGGTAATTTTGGAATTACTCTTGTTCAGCCGATATCTTGGCAGTCTATACCTTCGCCATCCCTAATGGGTTGGCGAGATTACACAACAGGATTACCTGGTATTCCTTCGATCCACCCGAATGCCTGTCTCTCGTATATTTTCCGGGCAGGAGTGGCAACTGCCCCAGATATTGTTGGATGTTTGGCTTTCGTGGAGAAGTAAAAATGCCTATTAATAATTATGAAGATTATCTTAGCCAAATATCTTTGCAAAATGCAGAAAGTTTTCAAAGTAATATAACGGGGGCAACTGTTGCTAGATTAATGTTAATCTCCAGATTTTTTCCTACTGGGTTTTCTGTTCCTTCTTCAAGTATTGCGTTAGATAATACCAGCCTGTATGGGATAAATAATAATTTATTAGGCACAAGTGAGTTGTTGTTACTGGGAGGCCAATTTGATTCTCCTGGAACAGGCACTTTGATCGTGGCAGATTTGCTTAATATCTCTGGCGAGCTAAGTGGGATTGTCACCACAGAACAAACCATCAACTTGCCAACAGCACCTTTAACAAGATATACAAATGGTGAAGGGGTATTTGCTGGCTTAATTATTTGGACGGTTATCGGAAACACAATCGCTACAGTTTCGATTAATTATACCAATCAAAATGGGATATCGGAGCAAATTAGCCCTTTGTTATCTTTTCCTTTTTCTGCTGCCACCGGTGATCGAAACCCAGGTAGAATATATTTGATACCTCTTGCTCCTGGGGATACTGGTGTGCGCGCTGTAAAGTCGCTAACTTTATCAGCCAGCACTGGTACGGCTGGTAATTTTGGAGTGATATTATTTAAGCCTTTGGCTATGATGGCTGTATCATCTAGCCAGCCGATTGATGCTGTAAGTACTGGGGGATTTACTGGAAGCCTTTGCAAAATCTTCCCAAACGCTTGTTTATCTGGTTTTTTATGTCCATCGGCAAGCACTCAAACTATTTCAGGTTCTCTTCTTTTCGGGCGGTAATCGTATGGCTTCACGGCGTTTATTCGACAAAGCAACAATAGAAATTGGACAAATTCCCATTGTTGATTTAATTCAATTTACTCAAAGTTACATTAAAATTAGTAACATTTATCAACTTGCAGTACCTTTTATTAAAATTAATGGAATTTATCAACAGTCAGATCCGATAGTGAAAAATAACGGAATTTATCAATGAGGTTACAGCGATGGACGATCAGATTTTAGCCAAAGATATTATTAAAGAATATGTTCTTGAAAATCAAAAATTAAAAGCCAAAATAGAAAAACTTTTAGGCGACAAACAAAGCCTTATCGAGGAAAGAAACAAGCTTTCAGAAGAAGTCAACCGATTAAATTATTCAGGCTTGCGCGAACTTGATTGATAGAGTGGTACGCAATTCTTATGTTACTTTTGGCAAAAAACAAAGCCTTATCGAGGAAAGAAGCAAGCTTCTCGAAGAAGTCAAATATTTAAATCGTTGAGTTTTTCGCCAATGTAAAAGGTATTTATGAATTTTTCAATTTTAATTCTTTGGCTGGGTATTGTTTCGATTGTTGGATTAATTGGATTAGTCAATGTATTCCGTTAAAAATTAATGTTTGTACCTAATGCTTAAATATCATCTTTCCTACCTCTCGCAACTAACTTTTTTAACTGCTATAATTAGAATATCTATAGCGTTGCGGCTAAAAGGCTTACAGATTAGTCTATGAGGTCTTCTAAAAAGCTCCCTCCTTAGGGGGTTTTTTATTATTTTCCAAACCGTACAAAAGCCCGCATGGGATTAGCTTCCCCCCGTAAAATCGCTTCTGCTGCTTGTTTTCTTTGTAATTCAGCCCGATAACTATCTCGCAAAGACATCAACTCAGACAAAGATAATTTAGACAAGGAACGCCCCTGGATCGAGTAAGATTGCATTCCCCCCGACACTACCGCTCGAATTGCCTGGTTAATAATCTCCAAATCCTTTTCCAATTGATTGCGGCCGTCAAAATCGGGAGAAGCGGCATAATTTATTACCGCTTCCACAGCCCCCGACTGAATAGTTCTTCTCAAAAGATTTTTAGTAATATAAGCCTGATAATAGTAAGTTCCCGCGCCTAATAAGTTAGTGCTATCAACAATCGTCAAAAATTCGCCATTATCGTTAGTGGCAATTACATCCAAACTGGAATCGCCATTAATCGACCCTACGGCGCGAAACGACCAGCTTAACTGATAAATTGCCGGGTCAAAAGTCACAAAATTTCCTGTTTCGGGGTCAAGTCCCCGCAGGTCGCGGTGCCGCCAAATCAAGCGATCGCCAATAGTAATAGACTTAGAAACAATCAACATACTTACCAACTACTGGCAAAATTGCCCTTTTTGGATCTCGGGTACTGAAATTTATTTTGCTCTCGAATCTTTGGCACGTCCACAACTTCCTCTAATTTTTCCTCAATTTGCGGGTTCAAAGACTCCTTTAATTTATTCCAATCGATCCGCGCAATCCCCAAAGCAGTAGCGGCCGCGTAGGCGTAAACCAAGCAATCAAGCGCCTCATTACGAGAGCGAATTTTTACCCACTCTTGACGCGGAAAACCCTTGACGTACTTAGTTTGTAGCTTTTCAGCGCATAACTGCTCGTAGTATTCTGAATCTAAGCCAATGGGAAAATGGATATAGCCCGGCCCGTAATTTTTCAACTGCAAGCGACTGTAAATAATCGCTTTGACAGTATCAGACCCCACCGGCCACAACCGGACACCTTTTTTAAGCACCTGACCCTTATAAGTGACTTCCTGATAAGTCGGCTTACTAATCACTGGCTTCCCGGCCGTAGACATCCCCTTAACCGCATAAAGATTACGCCCAGCCCGACGACGGACAAAATTATAAACCTCATTTGGCTTAAACCCAGAATCGATCGCCGCTGCCGTAATTGCCAACTCAGACCCGCCTGCATGAGTAAACTTTGATAAAAGCAAAACATCTAAATCCTCCCAAACCTTTGCCTCGGTCGGATCGCCGTAAAGCTCGATCGAATAAATTAACCAACTTTCCTCACCTGGACCCCAAGCATAAACCCCCACCGATAGCCGGTCTCCCTGGACGTCAACCCCCGCCGTGACCAATAGTCCCCCGTGTGGAACCGTCAAAGGTTGATAAGGTTCGGCCCGATTGCTTAAATGCTGCCACTCAATCCCCTCGCCCCCGGCCTCATCAAAAGATTCACCCAGAGAAGTATTGACCCACACCTTAAGCAATTGCAGATCATCTTTAGCCTTAAGAAAATCCTTGGCCACATCCCCGAAAGATTTCCAAGGAGAATAAAGCTCATTGATGTGAAATCCAGCCACTTTTGAGCCAGATTGCGTCGCAACCCAGCGACCAGACCTTAAGAAAGCCTGCTTGTGACGATGCTCAATTTTCTTGCCGCAATCAATACATTCATACCAAGCGCCTTCTGGGTCTCCTGGTTCCCATTTCACTTGTCCCCAAACTAAATGCTGTTCTTGTCCACAGTGAGGACAGGGGATAAAATAGCGACGCTTATCCGATCGCTCGTACTCGCTCTCGATCCGAGATGCCCCTCGAATCGTCGGCGTGGAAACCAATACCACACGCCGATTCCAGAAAGTCGTCGTCCGTTTAACCGCCAACTCCACCGGATCACCCTCAAATCCCGCACTAAAAGGATAACGGTCTACTTCATCACAAACCACCACCCGCACAGGACGGGAGGCCAAACTAGAGGGGGAATTAGCTCCCGCCATAGTTATGTGTCCCCCTGGAAACTTTTTAGTCAGAATTGTATTTCCTGATTTCCGCGATCGAGTATCAATCTTTCCCACCAGGGACGGCGAATCTCGCAACATGGGCATCAGCCGATCTTTTGACCACGTTTCGGCCATCTCCAAAGTAGGATTAATGCTGAGAATCGGAGCCGGATCCTGATGGATGTAATACCCCACCAAATTATTAATTAATTCCGTCCCGCCCACCTGAGACGACTTAATAAATACCACCCGCTCACAAGTGCCAATGCTATCCATA